GTTGCGGTCACGACGTCGATTTTCGATAACCTCTATGACTCTTTGCGTGAAGAGTGATTCATATTTGCTCATGTGAAAGATTGTACCGTTTTCCGGTACGTTTGCAAAATTCGTACCGTTTTGGGTTGACAGTACGTACCGGATACGGTACTTTATAAAACATGCAAACAAACACACAGCTCTCCGCAACATCAATAGAACTGATTAGGGCAGTAAAGGCCGAGGCGGCGCGCTCGGGCGTGTCCACCCCAGAACTAGCCCGCCGAACTGGGCGCGACCGCAAATTCTTCTACGACCGCTTCCTATTCCTCAAAGCCTTTTCCACTGATGACCTCGACGCCATTGCCACAGCCCTCGGCATCACCGCCGCCGACATCATCAACTCGGCACGATTCGCAGCCGAAATGCACAACGCGAAGGCGGTGGCGTGATGGTTAGGACCTACCGGCTTGGCGGCGCGGAACGTGAGAGGGCCCGTGCGCTGATTCGTATTCTCAGCATCGACATGGATCGTGTCAGATGGTTGGACGGCCACCCGATGACGGTTCGCGTGTTTGATGACGGCAAATGCTGGGTCGAATACACGGGACTCGTCGTCTGCGACAAGGAAGACATTGGCTTCTGTCTCCGTGGGCTCGAGCCCGTGGATGTCGGGCCGGGGTCTATAAGGACAGGATCCGGGAATGCCGGAACAGGATTCTTCGCGAGGATACGCGGATGTCTCTCGATTTCGAGGTCTCGACCATCGCGACGATGACGGTGCCGGACTCATGGCGCTTGAGCTTGGAGGCTCCACGGTATTCGACGATAGCGCCGCCAGTCGGCGTCACTCGAATGTCTCGTTCGGTGAGCCACCCGTTGTTGCGCAGTATCCACCCGTCCCCATCCGTCTTCTCCACTCCCCAATCGGTCGAGAGGTACAGGCGTCGTTCCGCGTCGAAGGACAGCAGCAACGCCGTCAATCCCATCCAGTTGTCCGCCAGCCATTTCCACATGGCTCAGATTCTAGCCACAAAAAAATGCCGCCGATTGGAGCGGCGGCGAATGTCAGATTGAAAGAAGGTCCAAAATGACTGAATCCAATGTACAGCCCTTCGAGTTCAGGGGCAACCCGGTCGCCACGGTGACCGCCGAGAACGGGACGGTGCTGTTCTGCGCGAAGCACGTCGCCACCGCACTCGGATACAGCAACACCCGTGACGCAATCGCAAAGCATTGCAAGGGTGTCGCGAATCGCTACCCCCTTGAGACGGCCGGTGGAATCCAGCAGATGGTATTCATCACCGAAGGCGACGTGTACCGCCTCATCGCCAGCAGCAAGCTCACCAGCGCGGTCGAGTTCGAGCATTGGCTGTTCGACGAGGTAGTGCCCCAAATCCGTCGTACCGGCGGTTACATTCCCCAGGGCGAAACCCCGGAGGAGACGATGGCTCGCGCGGTGCTCATCGCGCAGAAGACCATCGAAGAACAACGGAAGCAGTTGGACGAGCAGAAGCCGAAGGTGTTGTTCGCGGACGCGGTGGCCACGAGCAAGAGGAGCATTCTGATCGGCGAATTGGCGAAGATCCTCAAACAGAACGGCGTGAAGACCGGCCAGAACCGGTTGTTCAAGCAATTGCGTGAGGACGGTTTCCTGATGAAGCGCAACGGGAACCCGAACATGCCCACACAGAAGAGCATGGAACTGGGTTTGTTCGAGGTCAAGGAAACATCGATTGCCCATTCGGATGGTCATGTGTCGTTGAACTTCACGATGAAGGTCACGCCCAAGGGCCAGCAGTACCTCATCCAGAAGTATCTGGGCTGCACTCCCCTTGACTTGGAAGCGGGTGCGTGATGGCCGGTAGTCAAATCGAATCGTCTCTTGACGGCTGGCCGATCGCCAAGGTGGCGAGCTTCCTCGGTGTCTCGAAGGGCAGTCTCTACGTGTGGTCGTGCCACGACAAGTGGGGAGGCCGGTATCCGCCCGCGCCGAAACGCGTAGGCCGCAGGCTCGTTTGGAATCCACAGGAGGTCATCGACTACCGGGACCGGCGGTGCGCGATAAGCCGCAGGGAGCTGGTCCATGGCGAATAAGGGTTTCCCGGATTCGAAACCGGGAGAAAAGAGGTGCCGGCGTCGCACTGTCCAAGGTTCACGCCGGCACCAACATCACCAATCACATTGAAAGGAAAACAAGTGATGTCAGGACACAAGATTACCGGGATCCACGCCATCGGCGTCGAGGTTCCCGAGGACATGTCGCTCAAGGAGCTCATGGAGCGGCTGCTTGAGGGAGGAGAGGCTGAGTTGGAGAAGGAGTTGGACGAGGAGACGCGCCAGCCGGAAACCGGCAAGTGCGATTGTCCGGCGTGCGATCCGGACAAGGACACCGTGGAGGAAAGATTGTTCCATCCGGTCGATCAGTGGCAGCACGCCGTCGATGTGGCCAGTGACGTGCATGACGCGGCCGGCTCTCTCGAACACGCGCTGTTCGAGCTGGGTGAGAACCAGTTGGCGTTCGAGGCGTCGATGATCCTCAGCCAGTCGCTGACCCTGCTGCGTGCCATCCAACGCAAGCGCAAGGAGGTTGCGGAATGAGCATCGAAGCATTACGGCGTAAAAAGCGGCGTATGCGTCGCCCGAAGCCGCGCCTGACGGACGGGCAGAAATCGGCCGTATTACTGGCTCTCACGTTCTTCGAGGGTTGGCTGGTCGGTTTCGCCGGCACGCATAGTCGCATCCCCAGTCCGGTGGGTACGCCGCAGTGGATGATAACCGGCTCGCTCGCATTGGCGGTCGTATTGCCGCTCGTGTTCGTGGGAATCCTGTTGAAGTGGGGTGGCGATGGAACAGCCAAGTGAGTTCACGCTCTGCCTGCCGGGCGACCCGGTGCCGAAGGGGCGTCCCCGCGTCTACAACGGGCACGCGATGACCCCGAAGCGCACCGTCAGGGCGGAGGAACGCCTGTTCGCCGAATTCCGGTTGAAATACCCGCAGGCGAAACCATACCAGTGCCCGGTCAGGTTGGAGGCCGAATTCTGGATGAGCCATCGCGGCCGCCCGGATCTCGACAACCTTTTGAAGCTGGTTTTGGACTCGTTGAACGGCGTCGCCTACGTGGATGACGCGCAGGTCGTCGAATCCCATGCCACCAAGCGCATGCCCGACCTATGGGTGTACGGAGCCAAAGGCAAATACCGGAAACGCAAGTCCGGCGACCTGTACACGTACTGCGGGCACGAATACGAACCACATCTCTATATCCGAATCAAGCCGCTCCCGGAACGGGGGCCGAACAAGCAAGGAGAACAATCATGAGCAAGCCGATCAACGAACCCCGTCTGGTGCAGCAGGCGCTGATATCGGACGAGGATCTGAGTTTCGAACTGGCGGCTTTGGTGCCGCCGGCGAACGGCATCACGAACGCGGCCAGCACGTTCATCGACCGGGCGACCAAACTGTTGCTGTCCGACAAGATCATGCTCACCAACGAGCAGCATACGGCCGTCGTGACGGCCATCGCCGTCGCCCAACTGACCGTCAAGGAGGGTGCGGCCGTGTCGAAGCTGCTGCGCAACCCGGACGCTTCGGCGGACATCATCGCCGGACTGCGACTCACCTCCAAGGACAAGCAGGATGCCCGATAAACGTCTTTGGATGCCGCGTTGCAGGACATGCGGGCCGCTCGGCAAGCCCACCGGACTGGACGAGGCGGTCACCTGCTGCAACCGGCACACGAACCAGACCAAGCATCAGACGGCGTGGTATCCCACCTACGCCCAAATCATCGTGAAAGGCACACCAAATGACTGCGAATGACACGTCAACCATTGAAAACACAGAGGCCGTGAACCCGGACGGGGAATTGCGCCAAGGATTGTTCGCCGCGCAGGCGGCGCGCATCGTCGAACTGCAGGCCGAGATCGCCAGCCGACAGGAGGAAATCGACAATCTCAAATCCCTGATTCTCGACTCGCATCCGGTCGGCACCTACCAGGCCGGCAACCTGAAGGTGCAGGTCAAGCCGGGCGCGCGCCGCATCAACGCCGGCACGTTCGAAAAAGCCTACCCGGCCACCAAGTATCCCGGAGCTTACCAGTTGAAGCCAAGGCCGCTCAGCCAGTTGGAGAAGCTGCTGACGTCGGACGCGGTGGCCGATTACGCGATGTCGGGCAAGCCGACGGTGGTGGTCTCATGAGCGCGGAACTGTCCAGCCTGGGCATCGCCCAGATCGTGGAAAGCGCCATCGCCGACTACGACCTGCACGACGAGAACGGCAACGAGCTGACCGACGACCTGTACGTCATCCGTTCGGAGCGCATCGCCGATCTGGGCTTCGAGGTCGCCAAACGCATCCGCAAGGCCACCCATGAATTGGAACAGGGCGGCAAGACCGGTCATTCCATTCATTCGATGACTTTCGGCAGCGTACCGGTAACCATCGCGAAGGACGGCGACCGCACCTACACGCTGCGCTTCGACAACTCGGACGAGGCGGTGGCCATCACACGGCTCAGCCGGACCGCACTCACGGACATCAAGAAACAGATCAACGAGTTTTTGAAGGAGGTGAAGAACCATGAGCATGAATGACGCCATTCTCGCCGTCGCACAAGCCCAACAGCAGGGTGACGCGATACCGGTCGATGTGCCGCCCATGACCCAAACGGCACCCGATATGGGCAAGCCGCCCGTCACGCCGAAGACCAAAATCGGCACGATGGAGGAGCCGCAACTGTGGCCGGAGATCCGCCAGCTCATCGAAGCGGATATCGCCAACGCTCCGCGCGAACTGCAGCATGAGATAGGCCCGTCAGAACTGGGCACGGATTGCGTGCATTGCCTGGCGGCGAAGCTGGCGGGCTGGCCGGAACGCCGTTCGCCGGGCTGGCTGCCGTTCATCGGCACCTGCGTGCACGCCCACTTCGAGCAGATGTTCAACGCGATGGACACGTGGATCGGCCCCAACAGTCAATGGCCGAATGACACTACGAAAAGGTTCGAGGCCGAGAAACGCGTGAGAGTCGGGCATCTGAACGGATTGCACGCTGGCTACCCAGTCACCGGCAGTATCGATTTGTGGGACAAGGAGACCCACAGCACCATCGATTGGAAGATCGTCGGCAACACGACGGTCACCAAGGTCAAAGCGCACGGACCCAGCCAGCAATACCGGGTGCAAGCCAGCCTCTACGGCATGGGACTCACCTATGAGGGCGAACTGGTGGAGCGTAATTGCATCTATTTCCTGCCCCGCAACAAGACCAGTCTGGGTGATGCGTTGCCCTGGGAGACGAGGTTCGACCCGGAGCCCGGCAAATGGGCGTTGGCCCGGGCCCAGCTGCTCGTCAACCTCATGGATTGCGTGGAGCAGGCGGAGGGCTCCGACGTGCGCGACAGCTGGATCAAACAGTTGCCGGCGGCCGGACCCGACAAGTGCTTCTCCTGCAAGGGCCGGGTCTGGCCCGACATGAGCGCGCTCCCCGAATTCGACGAAAAGCCATGGCCGGACGTGCCCGACAAGTGGCTCCGACTCATCCCCCTAATCGAATCCGAATACCAGTTCACCGAATAACGAAAGGAAAACAATCATGTTCGGACAGCCACAGCAACAGTATGGTTACCCGCAGCAGGGTTACCCCCAACAGGGGTATCAGCAGGGGTATGGTCAGCCGCCGGCACGCCCGGCCGTGTCCATGACCCCGGAGCAGATGCTTGCCAGCATCGAATCGCAGAGCAGCAAGGGCGCGAAATTCGAACAGCCCGGCACATCGATCAGCGGAATCATCGAGAACGTGACCGCCAACCAGATCCGCGATTTCAAGTCCCGCCAGCCGAAGTTCTTCGATGACGGACAGCCGCAGATGCAGGTGCTCGTCACCATCAACACCGGCGTCACCGATCCGATGGTGGAGGACGATGACGGCCGGCGCACCGTGTACATCAAGGGCTTCGGCCTCCAGCGCCACGCATGGCTTCAGGCGTTGCACAACGCCGGGCTGAGGAAGGCCGCAGAAGTGCGGCCTGGCGACCGTTTCACGGCCACGTTCACCGGTTTCGGCGAGGCGAAGCCCGGCATGAACGCGCCGAAACTGTTCGAATACGTGATCGAACACCAGTCGCCGGCCGACCTCGCCATGAACCAACCCCAGCAGCCCGGCATGCAGCAAGCCCAGCCGGCATACCCGCAGCAGCAGTACGCGCCCCAGCAGCCCATGCAGGCCCCGAATCAGGGATATGCGCCAGCTCCGGTCGACCCATGGAACCCGCCGACGCAGCAGCAGCCGCAGCAACCCGCCCAGCCGGTACAGCTCGGCCAGCCACAGCAGCAGGCTGATCCGATGAAGGTCAACCAGTTGAAGGCCGTGGGCAAAAGCCCGCAGGAGATAGCCGCATTGTTGGGCGTGCCGGTCGAAGCGGTCACCGCCGTCACCGACCAGGCGCAACCCCAATGCCACGGGGGTTCCGAACAGATGCCGGAAACCGGTGAATTCTGATGGACGAACTGCTGAAACACCTGCAGAACCAGTGGCTCGAGCTGATGAAAAGACATGGATTCCCTCGCCTCCGATCAGGACGGTTTCCGTGACGTCGACTCGGAAAGCCTCCAGCTCATGAGCGTGAGACCCGTGCTCCTGGGCTGGCACAAGAGCAAGGATTCCGACAAGGACTGAGTCCAGTCCCGACCGCCGTAGCCGTATCCAAGCGGCCGGCACGTATGCAAAGGCGTGCACGGCACCACACATATTCACATCACATCAAAGGAGTTTCAAGGATGACCGACATCTACGGATACGCGGCAGCCGCGCCACTGTACCGTGCGGCGGGCTGGATGCAGGTCATCCCCCTGCCGGAAGGCCGCAAGACCCCACCACCCAGCGGTTTCACTGGGCGCAGCCGCAAACCCGTCACCGACGAACAAGTACAGGTCTGGTCGCAGGCGACCCCGGACGCGAACACGGGAATCGTCATCCCCGAAGGCGTATTGGTGTTGGACATCGACGCCGCACAAGGCCATCAGGTCAAGGCGGACGGGGCGAAAGGCATCAGCGAACTCTCTCAGGAACTGGGCATGCTTCCGGCCACGTGGAGCAGCACGGCGCACGGCATCGACAGTCCGGCACGCCACCTGTTCTACAAGGTGCCCGAAGGCCTCGCGTGGAAGGGCGGCGCCATCGAGGGCGTCGACATCCTGCAACCCGGCCACCGGTATTCCGTGGTCTGGCCGTCGATCCACCCGAGTGGCGAAATGTACTGCTGGTACACGCCCAGCGGCAGGGTTGCCAGCACGCTCCCCCGCATCAGCGATCTGGCGACCCTGCCATGGAAGTGGGTGGACTACCTGCGCAAACCCGACAGCATGGCGAACCTGACACATTCAAACCCGTCGACCACTCCAATCGCCTCTAATCCGAGGGGATACGACGATCGCATGTGCAAGGCGGTCAACACGTTCCTCAACAAGACGCTCGCCAACCCGGCAAGCAAAGGCTCAAGGCATGACACCACGCTGCAGGCCGTCTGGGCGTTGGTTAACTTCGCGCAGGAGGGACACCGGGGGGCTCTCGACGCCATCAACCAATTGAAGCCACGGTTCATCGCCGAGGTGGCCCCCGACCGTCAAGGCAAGGAGCGTGAGGCGGCACGCGAATGGGCCAGCATTCTCAGTGGCGCGATGGAGAAGGTCAACGGCGTGCAATCGCATGTGGATCCGTGCGAGCAGTCGAAAATCGAACGCATGACGCCCGGCGAGTTCGACGAACTCACCCAAAACGCGGCTGCGAGTCAAATGGAGGAAAGTCACCCGGAAGCAGTTCAAAACACTGGAACAATGCCGGTTCAAGCCGGTTCAACACCCGTCGCATCGGTTCAAAACGGTTCAATGGAAAGTCACGAGGCAAGTAAAAACGCCTCCTCCAGCTGGCAGTTCGAAGACCTCGCCCAGTTGGCATCCGGCATTGAACTGCCTCCCACCCCCACCGTGTTCCAACGAGAGGACGGCCAAGGCCTCTTCTATAGGGGCGCGGTCAACGACCTGCACGGCGAACCCGGCTGCGGCAAAAGCATGATCGCCCAAATCGCCACCGCGCAGGAATTGAAGGCAGACCGTGACGTCATCTACATCGACTACGAGGATTCCGCACGCAACGTGGTCAAACGCCTCCTGCTGCTCGGCGTGACCGGCGAGCAGATAGTGGCTCACTTCCACTACGTGCGCCCCAGCGCCAAGCCCAGCAGCCCCACCAGCCTCGACGGCTGGCGCGAGACCCTCGACTACGCCGACACCGCCACGCTCACCATCATCGACGGCGTCACCAGCTGCCTCGCCTACGCAGGACTCGACAGCAACAGCGGCGACGACATCGCCGCCTGGTACAACACCATGCCCCGACTCATCAGCGCATGCGGGCCAGCAGTCGTATTGATAGACCACGTCGTCAAGTCCAAAGACAATCGCGGCCGCTACGCCGGCGGCAGCATGCAGAAACTCGCCCTCATCGACGGCATCAGCTACAGCGTGGACATGACCAAACCCGTCGGCAAAGGAGTGAAAGGCACCATCGTCATCAAAAGCGGCAAAGACCGAATCAGCGAGATCGAAGAGCATTGCGCCGTCAACTGGAGCAGCGACGGCAGCCACCTGCGCGAAGCCGCGCGAATCGAAATCAACTCCACGGATCCGAAACTCATGCGCGTGAATATAGCCAGACCAAACATGATGCCCAGCGAGGAGACCGCGCGTCAACGTGGCCTCGAACGGCCAACGGGACTCATGGAGAAAATCAGCCGAATCATCGAGAACGCACCCGAGGAGCCGAACCAGACCGAAATCATCGAACTATTGAAGGATGACGGGTCAAGCGCGCGAAAGACCACCGTGCTCACCGCCATCAACCGGCTGCTCGAAGGCGAATGGATCAGCAGCCGCTCCGGACGCAACAACCGGAACATCTACGCCAGCGTCAGACCATACCGGCAGATGAACGACCCCAAATCGGACGCTTTCGTGGACCGGATGAGCAGGGAGGAGGCGAACGAATTGGACAAGGAAAACCATCTCGAAATCTAGTTGTTCCCGTTGTTCCCAGTTGTTCCCAGTTGTTCCGGGAACAACTGGAGTAGCGATGTCCAGCTGTTCCCAGCACTCCCCACCCACACTACGTGTGTGGGTGGGTGCGGGAACAACTGCGACTCGGCCCTCCGGAACAGCCAAAAAAGCACGTCAACGACACTAGTTGTTCCCAACCAAGAAAACGTCAGAAAGGAACCACGAAATGGCACTCACATTCAGGGAGCAAATCGAAGCGACCGCATGGGAGCTCGGCAACGGAGAAGGAACCATGCCCGAGCTTCGGAAGCGGTTCGACGCTGACCCCGAGACCCCGAATTTCGACCCTGCCAAGGCATTGGAGATGCTGCACATCCTCCAGCTCATCAACTACAAGCAAGTCGGCAAGGGTCGCGGACGCGCCCGCTGCCACTACCTGAAGAACCCCGGATACGGCCTGCTCAACTTCGACGAGCCGAAACCAGCACCCAAGGACGAGAAGGAACGGGAAAACCGCATCCAATGGGCCAAGGATTTCCGTACCATCGCTCACTGGCTCGACGCGACTGCCATACGACCGAAAAGCGAGGAATCATGAGCCAACGATGCGACCCGCACGGCCCCGGCTGCTACTACCGTTACCCAATCTGCAGCCAATGGTGGTGCTACGACCCACGAACCGAATTCTGGGCTCCGGTTGGCACTCTCGAAATGTTCCTTTCACACCACTCCGTATGGAAACAGGAACATGAGCACAGGAAGGCGAATCATGGCCGAACCGATTGACGTCATCCAGCAGGCGCTCAACGCATTGGCGGTAGCGGGCTTGGGCAATGACAGCCCGGCCGAGGCGTTCGTCATCGGCTACCAGGCCGGATGGCAGGAGGCGCTCGACCTGTGCATACGAATCGAAACGGCAATCAACAACGAAACGGGGGGAAACAAATGAGCATCATCAGCAGTGAAATCGAGGCGCAGAAGCAGCGTGACCCGTCGTACATCGACAGTGGCCTGCAGTGGGCGTGGGGACGAGGATACAAGGACGGAGCGTCACGCGAAATCACCGAAGAGGAGATTGCCGCCGCCATGGACGAAACCAGAAAGTTCATCACGCTCCCCGGCGCGTGGATGGAGAACATCATCAGAATCGCGTTCGACGCGGCAAGAAGAAAGGCAATGGAGGGGTGAGCAGGCCACGCGCCCGTGAACGCAAACCAGCATGGCTTCGCGCGTTCATCCCGAAAACGAGTCCCCTCGTGGTCACTGTCTGCGAGGGGTGTGGCCTGTACATCATTCAGGATCGGGAGAGCGTGTGGGAGTCGTGGGATTACGGGTGTGTGGAGGATGACGACCTGACCGTGGCGATAATCCTCGGCCGCCCGTTGACGCGCGTCACATGGCTGCCTTCGGTCGGCCACCCGTTGTTGCGCAGCGTGAGCGGTAGCGCGGGCATCAGGCCGGACGGCCAGTATCTGGCCATGCACATGTGTCATCTCGCCCGGATAAGCGTCAAACCGTTCAAACCGCCGAAACGGGAACGCCCGCCAGGCAAGCCATGGGGCGGGCCGAAACTGTCGAAGCAGGAGATAGCCGAATTCAAACGCATATGGAACATGCCATACAGCCGGCTCAAATACGAGAAAGCCCCAACCATGGTCGGCCAGGGCGATGAGAAGCAAGCATTATTCTAGCCGACCAGCCGGAAGGGGCTCAGCATGAACTGCCAGAACTGCAGGACGATGACCGAAGAGGGGTGTTCGCTGTGCGAGACGTGCGAACTGCGTTTCGCCGGCACATTATTGCGCTTGGCGCGTGATGTCACGCCGTTGCATGACAGCCTCGACGCGACATTGCATCCGGGAGGGCATTCGCCCGTGCGCATCCAGACCGCCACTCCCCCGACACCGATACGCTTGGACGTGCTCGACCTGATTGACATGCTCGACGCCACGGCCCGTGAACTATGGCGTTGCCTCGACGGCATCGACGCCTTGGACTGGCGCAAAGACAAACGCAACGAGGATCTGAAGGCCACGCTCATCGCATGCGCCGGACACCCCAAACTCGCCACGTTCGCCGACGCCGGCCTCTACATGCACGTCATCAACGACCTTGCCCGCAAGGTCGATACGGTTTTGGACCCGCCAGAGCAACGCCGCGAAATCGGCACCTGCGAACTATGCGAGACCATGCTCACCGCAGGCGCGGCAGACCAGTGGGTCACATGCCCCGTATGCGGGCGCGAACAGCGAGCGCAGACCGTGAAACTGCGCCGACTCAAGACATTGTGTTGGGATGATTCCGAGCGAGGTTCGGCGGCGGACATCTCCAAGGCATTCGCCGTCTCGGGGCTCAAGGTCAGCCGTAAGACCATCACCACGTGGGAGCAGCGCGGCAAACTGCCCCGTCATACGGATGGATACGCCTACTGCGACGTGTACCGGCTGCTCATCGGCCCCGATTTGACAAAATCCGTTAGGTGAAGCCATAATATGCAGTGGCAGAAGTGTCGAAAACCCAGCTCAAGTGGCTGGGTTTTCGCGTATCTATGCTTTGTTCTTGCGTGGCCTTCCTCCGCCGACACCACGTCCCGGACGTTGGGCGTTCCATTGGTCGATGGTCTCCTCGCGCCATCCCCTGGCTTTGCCAACGATCACGTCGGGGTCGGGCAGCTTGTAGCGTGCCAGCGCGCCTTTGGTGATGTCGAGACGTTGCGCGACTTCGGTCATGCTCAGGTATCGTTCAGTCATCGTGGCGGCTCCCGGCGTATCCGGCGGCCAATCCCATGATCCCGGCTGCAAGGCCGAAGCCTCCGCCGTGTTCGAGTCCGGCGTGCGCCATGCAGACGATGCCGAAGAGCATTGCGATGATGCCGAAAATGGTCGGTCTTTTCATGATGCTCATGGTTCCCTTGCTAGGATGGATGGACGGGGTTCCGGCTAGTACGAGTAGCCGGAACCTTTTTTACTTGTGCTTCGGTGGCTTTTTGCCTTCCCTCAGCCCGAGCCAGATGCTCACCGCTATGGCGATTATCTGGAGGATGGTGTCCGTCCAGTCCTTGGGTTCCATGTTCACCTCCTTTCGTTTCCGCTTACATAACTATTATAACAAAGTATGTAAAGTATTGCAAGTCAGGCAAAAACGACACGCCGGAATAAGACATCCATGGTGAAGACAGCACGAAGCACCACAAGGCGGTATATCGGGATGGAGAGGTGATTGAATATCGCATTGCCCTCCGGCTCCGGTCCAAGGTGCCCATACCTATGGAGCGCATCATAGTGGAGGATTGATCACATGAGTATGAGACGTTGCGCCTGGCACAACTGCCCACAGCTTGTACCACAAGGACAAAGGTTCTGCCATGCCCACGCACACGCATACAGCCAGCGGCGCGGCAGCTCAACGGCAAGAGGATACGATGCGGCACACCGCCACCTCCGCAAGGCATGGGAGGCGCGCCTAGCCACAGGCGAAACACACACCTGCGCCAAATGCGGCCAACCAGTCACGGCCACAGACCAATGGGACCTCGGCCACACAGACAACAGACAAAGCTGGACAGGACCGGAACACAGACACTGCAACAGGAAAGACGGACAACACAAAGCAACCGCAAGCAGCGAACACTGGGCGCGACGCTAAGCCAAGCCACAGCAGCAACCACAGTCGCAGCCAACAGGCAAACCGCAAACACAGACACGACACAAACAAATCAAACACGAAGCAGCAAGCCAAGCAAGCACACACAACACAACAACAAAACACACACCAAAACAGGAAAAAATACAATCAACCAACCCGCCAACACCCCTAGGGGGTGACCCCTAATAGGCAAGGCAAGACCGCCGGTGAGGGGACTCGCAAGTTCGCGGATAGTTCAAGATTTGACGGACTGGCCGAGTCTGTAATTTTTCCGGTTCGAGGATTGGAGGTCGCATGGCGACGCATGGTGGCGCACGCACACGCTCCGGCCCCATGCCGGATCCGTCCAGCGCACGATCTGACGCGCGCGGATTGGGTGCCGACATCATTCCACTTTCGTCTCGCGGATACCATTACCGCCCGAAGGCTTTTCCACTGTCCGAGTGGACGATTTGGGACACTTGGAAGGATGACGACGGTTTCCATAAGGAGCGTGACGAGCAGGCTACGGAGGCGTGGAATCGGCGTGAGCGTGAATTGTGGCGTGACCTGTGGCGGTTGCCGCAGGCAATCGCATGGCATATGCCGCGTTATGGATACATGTTCACGACGATCGCGCTCTATGTGCGCCAGTTTGTGCTGTGCGAGTCTTCGGATGCGAAGGCCGCTGACCGTACCGCGCTTGCACGATACGCCGATACCATCGGCTTGACGCCACAAGGCCTTCGGCTGAATGGTTGGGCGATTGTCGATGACGAGCCGAAGCCGAAACGCTCTGACGAATCGTCCGGCAAGATCATTCCGTTCAAGAGCGCTAGGCAGCGGTGGCTTGAGAATCAGAAAGAGGATGCGGAATGAGCGAGCAGGAAACGCCGGTTGTTCCGAAGTCTCTTGGTTTCCTCTTTGCCGATTGGATTGCCGCGCACTGTGTTGTGCCTAATGGCTATGATCTGGGCAAGCCGTTCGAACTGGTTGGCTGGCAGCTGGATAACGCCATCGATTTTTATCGGGTGAAGCCTGATGCGGTGTATGATCCGGCTCGGCCTCGTCAGGCTGCGGCGTTCAAGTGGCGTCGTGGTCAGATTGTCGGCGGGCAGAAGCTAGGTAAGTCGCCTTTCGGTGCGAGTGTTGCTGCTTTTGAGGGTGTTGGGCCTTGCGTGTTCTGTGGATGGGCCAAGGGTGGCGAGACGTTCCGCTGCTCCGACTGGGGTTGTTCCTGTGGGTTCGAGTACGAGTATTCGGCTGGTGAGCCGATGGGCATGCCGCGTCGTACCGCTTTGATTCAGCTGCTCGCTACTTCTGAAGAGCAGACTGCGAACGTCTACCGTCCTTTGCAGTCGATGGTGCGCAATGGTCACCTGTCCGACCTGATGAAAGTCCGTGAAGGTTTCATCCGGTTGCCTAATGGCGGCCGCATCGACCCTGTGACGGCTTCGGCCCATTCCAAGCTGGGTAATCCGGTGAACTTCGTCCTCGGCGACGAGTCCGGCATCTGGACTCGACGCAGCGGCATGTTCGAGGTCGGCGACACGGTGATGCGTGGCGCAATGGCCATGGATGGCCGCATGTTGGAGTTGACGAACCCGTGGGATCCGATGGACGCCAGCTTCGGCCAGATGACCTACGAGAGTACGGCGTCGGACATCATGAAGTTCTTTCCGAAGCATGACCCCTCATTGGATTTCGCGGACCCGAAGGACAGGCGGAAGATTCTCGAATTCGTCTACTCCGGCAGCCCATGGGTGCCGTTGGATCAGGTTGAGGCCACGGCTTCAGAGCTGATGGCCCGTGATCCGGCGCAGGCTCGCCGATTCTACGGGTGCGAGATTGTGCAGGGCCTCGGCTCGTACATGCCTGAGCCGTTGTATGACGGCACTATGGTTGACCATCAGCCACCTGAGCGGGGCGCTGAGATTTGTCTCGGCTTCGATGGTTCGCAATCCGGCGACTGGACAGCCTTGCGTGCGGAAACGTTGGACGGGTGGCGTTGGACGCCAGCATACGGGCCGTCCGACAGGCCATCCTATTGGAATCCCGTCGAATGGGAGGGGCGCATTCCTCGCAGTGAGGTGGATGCCTGCGTGTCCGAACTGTTCGACAAGTACAAGGTGCGCCGATTCTACTGTGACCCGCATCCGTGGGAGACGCAGGTTGAGGCGTGGGCGTACCAGTACGGTGAGGACATCGTGGTGCCATGGCCGACCAATCGCATCGGACGCATGTATGACGCGCTCACGCGTTTCATGGAGGATACCGCCGACCACAGTACGACGCATTCCAATGATCGCATGGCTCGGTTGCACATGATGGCTGCTCGACGGATCGCCAAGCCTGGCGACAAGTACGTGCTCGGCAAGCCGAGCGAGAATCAGAAGATCGATATAACCATGGCCGACATCCTCGCGCACGAGGCGGCGTCCGACATGAGGGCGCTCGGCTGGAGCGCAGGCGGCTCACCGGTCATGGTGTACGGCTGGTAAGGAGGCTGTTGTGGAGCTGATACAGGCATCGAGGCTTTCCGACGATGACGCGAAGCTCATCAGGAGCCTCACCTACCGGCTTGCACGACTGCGCAAGCCTCATAGGCAGTGGGATGATTATTATCGCGGACGGCAGGTCATCCAGAGCATCGGCATCGCCGTGCCGGCCGAACTCCGTTCGTTCGTTTTTCCGCTGAATTGGCCGCGCATCGTGGTCGATAGCGTCGTGCAGCGCCAGCAGGTCAAATCCTTCTCCGTGCCGGATGACGACAAGGTGTCAAACGAGCTGCGCGATCTTTGGGAATACAACAACATGGAATCGCAGCAGGTGCTTTTGCACACGGAGACACGCGTGCAGGGCCACGGCTTCGTATCCGTCGGCGCTAACCCGAAGGACAGACGGCATCCACTGATCACCGTCGAATCATCCAGGAACATGATCGCGCGCATCGACCCGCGCACGAGAACCGTCGAATCGGCGCTCCGCGTCTATTTCGACCCTTGGGAGAACGGGACGCCGGACTACGCGACGCTGTACACGCCCGAATACACGCTCTGGCTGGAGAAACAGCATGGCAAGTGGGTCATGACCGGCCGCGACGACCATCACCTCGGCGTCGTCCCTGTTGTGCAGTTCCTCAACCGTCCGCGCGCCGGCGACTTCCTTGGCGAGAGCGAGATGGCCGACGTGGTGCGGCCGACAGACATGGCCGCACGCGCCATCCTCGACCTGCAGATCGCCATGGAAACTCACGCGGTGCCAGGCAAATGGGCGATCGGCGTCACGCACAACGACTTTATCGACGCGAAGACCGGACAGCCGGCATCGGCGATAAAGACCTATTTCAACTCGATGCTCACCTCCAAGAACGCGAACGCGAAATTCGGCCAGTTCACGGCATCTGACCTGTCGAACTTCAAGACGGTCATCGACCTGCTGAGCGAGCAGATGAGCGCCATCACCGGTCTTCCGATGCGTTATTTCGGAATGAACACCGCCAATCCAGCAGCCGAGGGAGCCCTCCGCGCCGACGAGCTGAGACTGGTGAAGAACGTCGAGCTGAAGAACGCCGTCGACGGCGATGCGTGGTCGCAGGTCATGGCCGTGGCGCACAGGCTCGCCACCAGCGACGACATTAACGCGAACCTGGTGCGCTGCGGCTGGGAGGATCCGAACACGCCTACCTACGCTCAGCGTGCTGATGCGATCACGAAGCTCATGGCGTCCGGCATCCTTTCCCGCGAGGGGGCATGGGACGAGCTTGGCTGGAGCGAGGCCCGCAAGGACAAGGAGCGCGAGTACTTCGCCAAGCAGATCAGCGAATCCTATGGCCAATTCATGAAGGACGTGGACTATGGCGGCGACGATGGCTGGGCAGACGCTTCCGCAGGAGGCGACGGCGCAGAACCGTCTGCTGCGCAGCCGAAGCAACCGGCTGGCCGCGACGGTGCTCAGACTGTGGCATAAGCACGCGCAACCAGACTTCGACGCCGCCTTCGCGGACATGATGCCTGAACTTTTCCGAGTATTGGACACGGCGCAATACCACACCGCCGCCGACGCGATAGCATCGACGCCGAAAATCATGGAACGCTTCGACATGAACGCAGCACACCCGGAATACAAGCCGGACCCATGGCAGTGGGTCGGTGTGAACGGCAACGGCATGGATACCGTGGACACGATGTGGACGGCGATCACCATCGGCAAGCGGGCCGTGTCCAACGGCGCTCCGGTGGACGTGGCCATGGACCGCATAGGCGTGACCTTGGTGCTCAGGACGCGCACCATGCTGGCGGACACTCACCGGTCGGCCACAAGCATGACCGCTCGCGGCATCTGCTACCAATCCACCTACGTGCGCGGCCTGACACCGCCGAGCTGCGGAAGATGCGTCATCCTCGCCGGACAGCCATGCGGCAAGACGCCTTTCGAAAGGCATCCGCACTGCGACTGCATCGCCGTCTACACCGGTCCTAAAGCACCGGCAAACGCATGCACCAGTCCGAACGAATACCTCGATTCACTGGACGAAGGCCAGCTCGCCAAAGTCCTTGGCGGAAGGGCCAACGCCCGAGCCTACACGGACGGAGCCGACCTCAACCAGCTGGTTAACGCCCAACGCGGCATCCGCACCGCCCAGATCGACGGGCGGAACATCAAGTACACGACCGAGGGCACCACGCGCCACGGACTCGCCGCATCACGCATGATCGACTCCGGATACGCCAAGGAATTCATCAAGAACGGCGGCCGGTACACAAAGGTCGACAGGCCGCGTCTCATGCCCGAGACCATTTACGCACGCTGCGGCGATGATCATGAGAAGGCCTTGGGCATGCTCTACAAGTACGGCTGGATCCTCTAGCCGAAATCGAATTTTTCACCGGCATCGCGATGGTGTCGGCGCCGGCACGCGATGTGACGGCCAAGGAAACCACAAGGAGAAAACACAATGCATAGGAAATGGTGGAATCTCATCCGCATCCGCACCATCGAGACCGGTGCCGAACCGGGCGGCGGAGAGCCGCCGCAGCCTGAGCCGCCGCAATCCGACCCACAGGCGAATACCGGCGGCGAAGGCGACGAGAAGCTCGGCGAACACGGCATGACCGCGCTCAAGAACGAGCGCCGGGCCAACAAGTCGCTGCGCGAACAGCTCGCCGCCGCGAACGCCAGAATCAAAGAGTTCGAGGATCGCGACAAGATCGACGCGGAAAAGGCCAGCGAGAGGATCGCCAGCCTGGAGAAGTCCAACACCGGCAATGCCGCGAAGGCACTGCGATACGAAGTCGCCGTCGACAAGCAATTGCCGAAGGTCTTGGCGGAACGTCTGCAGGGATCCACTCGCGAGGAGCTGGAAGCCGATGCGGACAGCCTGCTGAAGCTCGTCAGCGTGCAGAACAAGCCGAACGTCAAGCCCGACCCGAGTCAGGGCAAGGGCGGCGACCCGAAGCCGCACAGTCTCTCCGAAGCCATTTCCGCATATTACAAGTAACCGATTCCTTAGGAAGGAGACAACCTTATGGCTGTCACTCTCGCAGAGGCGAAGAACAACGCCCTCGAAGACTACGACCCTTTCGTCATCGACGAATTTCGAAAGTCCAGCGTCATCCTTGATTCCCTCATCTTCGATGATGCCGTGAACCCCGCAGGAGGCGGTGCGACGCTCGACTACTCCTACCGTCGGCAGGAGACCCAGCCCACCGCCGAATTCCGCGCCATCAACACGGAATACTTGCCGAGCACTACCACGACCAAGAAGTACAGCACCACGCTCGCCGTGCTCGGCGGCGCTTTCGAGATCGACCGCATCCTCGCGAACATCGGTCCGAAGGGATCCGACGAGGTGACCCGCAACATCAACGACAAGGTGAAGGCCGCGATAACCCTGTTCCAGGATACCGTCATCAACGGCGATACCGGTGTGAACGATAAGGCCTTCGACGGCCTGGACAAGGCGCTCACTGACTCAAGCACCGAGATGAAGCCCACCTCCGACACCTACGACTGGACCGACCTCGAAGGAGAGAAGGGCAACAAGGCCATCGACACGCTCGACGAGTTCCTCGACCTGCTTGACGGCACGCCGACCATCGTGGTCGGCAACAAGAAGGCTCTTGCCCGCGTCCGTGCCATGGTGCGCCGCACCAGCATGTACGTGCGCGAGCCGATCGATGGTCTCGTCAACGCGAACGGCCGTCCGATCAGCCGCGAATCCTATGGCGGCATCCTCTTCGCCGATGCCGGAGAGAAGGCCGGCAGCAACGATCCGATCATCCCCATCGCCTCAGACGGCACCACCAGCCTGTACGCGTACCGCGTCGGCCTGGACGGCTTCTGCGGCATCACCACCACCGACGGCACCCTCGTGAAGACCTGGCTGCCTGACTTCACCCAGCCGGGCGCAGTGCATCGCGGCGAGGTCGAACTTGGTCCGGTCGGCGTCGCATTGAAGGCCACCAAGGCCGCTGGCGTGCTCCGTAAGATCAAGGTCAGGTGATCATGATGTGGCGAATCGAAGCTCCGAATAATGAGTACAACGGCGTCACCGCCGGCGTGACCTTCGTCGGTGGCGTCGGTGAGACCGACGTGGATCCGTCCGACTATTTCCAGCGTCACGGCTACACAGTGGCCGAGGTGCAGGCCGACGAACCGAGCAAGGTCGCCGACGCCGCGAAGCCGAAGAAGAAGACCAGTGCGAAGGATGGTGAATGATGAAGGAGACCACGAACGGACGTCACGAGGGCATGATCCCGGCAAGCGCGGTGTATGTGCCGCAGCCGGGCGGCGCAGCTAAGCCGCTCGACACGGTGCTGTCCGGCATGCCCGACAAGCAGGCTGCTGCGGTGAAGGACGCCACCACAGGTCAGGAGGTGGCCACCATCAACGCTTTGCTGACCAGCCTGCGCAACGCCGGTATCATCGCGAAGTGATCCCATGACATGGGCGCAAATCGACGATGTCGCGGTCGAACTCGGCCGCGACATCGCCTTCGACAGCACCGAAGGCAGGCAGATCGGGAAATGGCTCCGCCGCGCCGAAATGATGATCCGCAACCGCATCCCAGTGCTGGACGAATGGTGCAGGGACGAGAGATATCAGGAGACCGTCATCGAGGTGGAATCCGCCGCCGTCGCACGCAAGGCGCTCAACCCTGAGGGCGTGAGCAGCACCATGCTGCAGATCGACGACGGTAACATGCAGACCAGCATCGACAGCTCGCGCAGTCGCGGCGAGATCTCCATCCTCGACGAGGAATGGGACATGCTGCTGAAACGTGTCAGCAGCGATCTCGCTACGGCGGTCATCGCTCCGGAACCCGTGGCCATCCCGCTGCCGCACTACCCCTACGACTACTGAGGAGGTTGACATGCCAAGCATGGCACCTCTCATCGGAGCCCTTCCGAAACTACGCCAGATGGCCGAAAGCCTCATGACCGACCAGTGCGTCGTCACCCGCCCCGGATCCACCACAACGGATCCGGACACGGGACTGCCGAACACCGGCAAGGAACAGGTGTACGAAGGCAGCTGCAAGGTGCAGACCAGCGGCGGCCTCGCCAGCGAGCAGACCGAAAGCAACGCGGCCCAAGCCGTGGGCACCGTCTCGTTGGTCTGGTCTTTGTACGTGCATTTTCCATATGGCACTCCAGGCCTTCGCGCCGGTGACGTGGTGGAAGTCACGGAATCCGCCAATCCGCTGCTCGCCGGCAGGCGGCTCAGGCTCGTCTCACCTCAAAGCGAGAAGACGCACGCGACGGCCTGCCGGTGGAACGTGAAGGAGGACGCATGAGCGGACTGTTCGACGCTTCGCAGTTGACGGCCTTCGGTGACGTGCTGCTCGCCAGGGGCGTGGCTCGCCGCGCTTTGATCTCCGCTTCGGTGAAGAAGGGCGCGCAGAACGTCAAGAACTCGATTCGCGACGACCTGAAAGGCTCAGGCAACAAGGCGTTCCGCAGCATTCCGATTACCTACACGGTGAGCGAGACGCCCGGACGCATCACCGCCGAGATAGGCCCCACCAAGGGCGGAGCGGGTTCGCTCGCGAACATCGCGTTCTTCGGCACCGCGAGGGGTGGTGGAACGCACCGGTTCTACGAGCATGGCGAGGAAGAGCTTCCGAAGCTCGCGGAATACGTGGCGCGTGCCGCAGTGGAGGGATTCTAGTGCAGTCGATAATGACCCTGTCGAGCACGATCCTCGACCATGTGCCAAAACCTGCGGATGGGTGGAAGGTCTTCAAACAGACCACGCCAAGACCGACGGAGAAGCCGCCGTGGGTGATCGAGACGGTCACCACGAACGGCCACATCGTCGGCGAGACGCAACATGTGCATTGCGGCATCGGCACTTTGCTGGTGCGCATTGTGAGCACCACCACCGATTCCGTCAACGTGCTGGCCGATGATCTCATGATTCCAGCCTTGGCTGGAAAACGGTTCGTCGCGCAGGGCTTCGACACCGGCTGCCTGACCCTTTCCTCCGATAGCGGAGCCTATGCCGCAGGACTCACCGCAGAGGACACGAGCCTGCTCTATCAGGTGCGCCTATTGACTTTCAAATTCAACTGGTCACGCATGTGACCCCAAATATCTAAGGAGGAGTCATGGTTTTGACTCTGGGGACTGAAGTCCCTTCCACACCGGCGGACGGCCTGGTCAACACGATCTGGGTGCCGTCCATCAAAAACATCCAGAAGCCGACCGCTACGGAGATCAACGCCGGAACCGACCTGAGCAACTACGTCACTTTGGGCGGCTGGTCGTGCTCGCCGTCGCAGGATTCCATCTCCGACCAGCGCGAGAACAGCGCGCAGGATTACGAGAATCCCGGACGTAAGAAGATCAGTGGCCCGAGCATCGAGGTCATCGACAACACCAACACTTCGCATTCCACGCAGAACGCGGCAATGGAGACTTTGACCGAGGGGGCGGAAGGCTACTTCGTGCGCCGCTACGGCAAGCCGACCGACAACACCTTCACAGCCGGAGACGTGGTGAACGTCTACGCGGTCCGCATCGGCATGAGCGCCAAGGTGGCGATCGCCGCGAACAGCGTGCTGCGCAGCAAGGTCAATTTCTCCGTTCGCGCTCCTGGTTGGGCGGAGAACGTGAAGGTCGTCTGATTGATTCTTCCCGCATCGGACTTTCGTTCCTTTCGCCGGTGCGGGATCCTCTTTTTCCTCTTTTCCGGCAAAGGGACATGAATATTAGAGCGAAGGAACACATATGCTTAAAGTCACCAGGCGCACTCGTGAGGTCGATATTATCCTCAACCAGCAGACCGCCGAGGATATTGCGCGATTGGGTGATGCGCTGGCCGAGGCGACCACGCGCGAGCGAGTCACGGAGGCTGGGACGAACCGGCAGGCGAAGGCCACCGCGCGGCGCATCGAAGAGCTGCGCGAACAGGCGGATGCGGAGACGTTGAAGCTCACGTTGCGGGCGTTGCCGGTAAGCAAGTGGGCGCAGGCATTGGCCGCGCACCGCAATAAGAACGGCACGAACGACATGTTCGGCACCGCCGCCGCGGCATTGCCTCTCATGCTTGACTCCGCGACCATCGGCGGCAAGCCGGTGGCCGACGAGGACAAGACCGAACAGGCGTGGCGGAATCTGTTCGACGAACTCACCGATGGCCAGTTCACGCCGCTATGGCGGGCCATCGCCGAACTGAACGGCACCGCAGCGGACCCAAAAGCGGCGTTCGACCTCGCCTCGAAGGTTCTCCACAATTAGTCGAGGATCTACGCATCTGCCGCCAGCTCGGCATCTCTTATAAGCGTTTCATGGGCTGGCGGCCGAGCAGGGGCGATGAGGTCGAATGGGATGAGACGGAGCGTAATTGGATGCGCTCGTTGGCGGAATACGAACGGTCATTGTGCCCCATGTGCGGTTTGCCTCGTTCGATCTGCCAAGACCCGAAGGCCGAACTCACCCTGCATGCCGAAACCAGCGTCTGCTGGGCCACCGCGCACATGCAGCAGGCCATGAAACGGTGGACAGAGGCCAACGGCAATGGCAATCCGGCCGCGAACGCCCTGATGGCGCATTTGACCTGATTTTTGGAGGATGCTTTGGCGGAGAACAAGAACATCGTCATCCGGTTGATGGCGGACACAGCCTCATATGAGGCTGCGATGACCCGTGCCGGAAGCACCGCGAAGACGGTCGCGTCCGGTATGGAGAACACCGGCCGCAAGTCCGCGCTCATCGCCAGTGGCATGACCGCCGCAGGGCTGGCCGTGGCCGCTTTCGGCGTGGCTGCGGTGAAGATGGCCGCGGACTTCGACCAGCAGATGAGCACCGTGCAGGCGAACACCGGCGCGACCGGCGCACAATTGGACCAGCTGCGTGCCGCCGCCATCGAAGCCGGAGCTTCCACGGTTTATTCTGCTTCGGATTCCGCTGATGCGATCAATGATCTCGGCAAGGCCGGCATGAGCGTCACGGATATTCTCACTGGCGGATTGTCTGGCGCTTTGAATCTGGCCGCGTCCGATGGAATGGCCGTGGGGGATGCCTCCGAATACATGGCCAACGCGTTGAGCATGTTCCATCTGAAGGGGTCTCAGGCTTCCCAGGTGGCCGATACGCTCGCCGCAGGCGCCGGCAAGGCCGTCGGCAATGTCTCCGATTTCGGCGAGGCGTTGAACAATTGCGGCGCGCAGGCGAACAGTTTCGGCATGAACATTCAGGAGACCACCGGCGTACTGGCCCTGTTCGCGCAGAACGGCACCATTGGTGCCGAGGCCGGCACACAGCTGAACAGTATGCTGATGAAACTGGCCGCGCCGTCCACCAAAGCGTCCAACACGATGAAGGAATTGGGTATCAGCGCCTATGATGCTCAAGGCCATTTCGTCGGCATGGCGAATTTCGCCGGCCAATTGCAGAAGGCCGAGAAGGGCTTGACCGACGAGCAGCGCAACCAGGCGAACGCGACCATCTTCGGCAGCTACGCGATCAAGGCCGCGAACTACCTGTACGAGGCCGGCGAGTCCGGTGTCAACAAGTGGACGAAGGCCGTATCCGAAAGCGGTTATGCCGCCGAGCAGGCGGCCGCGAAGAACAACAATCTCAAGGGAGATCTGGAGAATCTGGGCGGCTCCATGGAGTCTCTGATGATTTCCGTTGGCGAGGGCGCTCAGGGGCCTTTGCGCAAGATGGTGCAGGGCTTGGATACGCTGGTTGACGCGTTCGCCGGTTTGCCGTCCGGAGTGCAGCAGACGCTCGTGGTCATGGCGTCACTTGCGGGCGTGTTCGGCGCGGTGCATAAGGCCGCGGGTAATCTCAACGGCAGCACCAGCACGATGGCCAACAACATCGGTCTGGCCATCGATCCGATTCAGCGCGTCAAGGCGGCGCTCGGATCCGCGCAAACCGCATTCCAGATGTTCAAGGCGTCCTCGATGAGCGCTTCCGAACAGATGGAGGCGTTCGGCACGTCCGTGTCCAAGGCGGAGTTGAAGACCGCTGGGTTCAAGACTGCAGGCAGCAGCGTCATCGAACTGCTCGGCGGCCCGTGGGGCGTCGCGATCACTGTGGCAACGACGGTCCTCGGAGCGTTCATCTCCGAACAGCAGAAAGCCCAGGAGCGGTCCACGCAACTGTCGAACGCCCTGCAGGAGGGGGCCTCCGCCGCGCAACACTACGAGAAGGCGCTGTCCGACTCGTCCGGCGCGAGGGTCACCGACAACTGGCTCGGTCGTCTCATCACCGGCTACGACAACGTGTGGCAGGCCATCGACAAGGTCGGCATCAAACACAGCACGTATATCAAAGCCATCCAAGGCGAGAAGACCGCCGTCAACGAAGTCTACAAGGAGCTTGACGCCTACCGCACCCAGCTCGCAAACCAGGGCGGCCTGTTTACCGGCAACGAGTACAGGGTTGTGGCCAACAGCCTCACTGAGCTCCAAAACGGCTACAAGGAAAGCCAAATCTCGGCGGCCAACCTCGCGCAGGCCGAAAAAGAATCCACCCAGGCAAGCATCGACAAGACAGGAGCGCTCCTGTCGGGAGCAGACGCGGCCAGCCAATCCGCCGACAACGCGCAGGAAGCGGCCAGCGCCGACGACATCCTCGCCGAAGCGTTCGGTGCCACTACGGACGCCGTCAGCGACACCGCCAGCGCGCTGTCCGAAGTCATCGACGCGATGCAGACCTACTACGGGTTCGCCATCAGCTCGTCCGACGCGCAAATCGACCTCGCCAACAAGATCTCCTCGGCGAACGACACCATCAGTCAGAACGTCAAAACCCTCGACCTGAACACGGAAGCCGGACGCGAGAACCAAAGCGCCCTGAACGACATCGCCGACGCGGCGCTCAAATGCGCCAAAGCCCAAGCGCAGAACGGAGACAGCCTCAACGACATCTACCCGAACATCGACAAGGCACACGACGCGTTCACCCAACTCATGCAATCCCTCGGCAAAACACCGGAGGAAGCAGAAGCCGCCGCACAAGCCTACGGACTCACACGCGACGCGGTCGACGAACTCGTCAACAGCCTGCAGAACACCCCCGACTCGAAAACCATCGAAGTCACAGTCACCGGCGACGCCGTCGCCAAATTCGAACAGGTCAAACTCGCCGCCGAAGAAACACCGGACGGCAAACACGTCACCATCAGCGGAGACAACACCGACCTGATGAAGAAAATCGCCCAAGCCACAAACGCCAAAATCGACCCCAAAACCGGCACCCTCACCCTGGACAGCGACCAATACATGATCGCCCTCGCCATCGCGAACGGAGCCAAAATCGACGACAAGACAGGCTACCTCAAAGGTGACAATTCCGATGCGATGAACAAATTCCTCCAAACCCAAGGATGGAAACTCAACGACAAAGGATTCATCGTCAACGCAGACGGCTCACCCGCCATGAGCATGCTCACCAACCTGAGCAACTACCAGATCGCCGACAAATATTTCCAAATCCACGGAACCTACGTCGACGAATCAGGGGGCACATACTCATCCAGCGGATACCGTCCGAAAAACGCCACAGGCAACATTCCGACAGGAGCCACCGGCGGCCTCTACGACGGCGACCGATTCCGATACGCCAACGGAGGCTACGCCTTCAACGGCTACGTCGACCCGAAATGGGCGCCAGGCACCGCGACCAGCGACAGCGTCTACCTCGACAACGGCCGCATCGCACGCGGCGAATACGTCGAAAACGCGCTCGCCACCAGCTATTACGGCGTCGACTTCATGGACGCGCTGAACCGGCGCGCCATCCCACGCGAAGTGTTTGCCACAGCCAATCAGATGACAGGCAATCAGGTCAGCGTACAGGTTGATACCGCTTCCGTGGTGGCGGCGATAACCAGCCTGCACAATGATCTTGGCGCGATCATCAGCGCCGCGTCCGATGATTCGACGGTCAGCGACCGTGACTTGGGGAGGTTGATCCGCAAATATGCGCGAGCTTAAATACACGTCGCACGATGGCACGGTCATCGACCTCAACACCGGCAGTCTGTGGGTCGCCGATTTGCAGGAAATGCGCGGATACGCATGGACGTACACGCTGGCCACTCGCGGCATCAAATCGGTGAGCAGAAACGCTTCGACGGCGAAAATGACCGTCCGCACCACGGATCCGTCAAGATTGGACGTGGCTCAGACGGCTTTCGATTCGGACGTGCAGGCCGTTACGCCAGGCACGTTGACCGTTGATGGCGAATGGTTCCAGCGGGCGTATGTCGTCGGTTCTTCTCTCGGTCTGGTGCCATGGCCGGAATACGCGCAAGTCGATTACACGATTGTCCTTTGCGATGGCGTCTGGCGTCGCGCGCTGCCGGTGCAGCATTTCTTTCCGATGACGGCAGGCACCGGTGCGCAGATTGACCTTCCACTGGACTTGCCGACCGATTTGGCTCCGTCGAAAATCGCCTTGACGGTGAATAATCCGACCGGCAAGGCCGCCGAGTTCACTGCGGTCATTTTCGGCCCTTGCGTCAACCCGTCTTTCCAGATTGGCGGCAACACCTATGCGGTTGATGTGACAGTGCCGGAAGGCGGTCATGTGTCATTATCGGTCACCGGCTTGCGGAAGACGATAACGTTGACAGCCGAAAACGGCGACGTTTCGGATGTTTTCGACAAGGGCGTTCGCGGCAACGGCAGTGGAAGTGGCTCATATGTTTTCGAGCCGATACCGGCCGGAGATTCGCTGTTGACGGCTTCCGGCAATTATGGCATCGATTTGACCATGTTTGACGTTTCTGGAGGTGTGCCATGGCGGACGTTATCATCGCAGACGGCAAGCTGACGCCACATGCGAGCGTATCGCAGGTGACGTTGGATTGGGCTTGCGGCACGGACGAAAACGATTTCGAGCTGACCATCGAAGATCCGTCTGCGCCGGAAATTGAACGTGGCTGGTATTTCTGGATTGACGGCAGTGACGTGGGCGGCCGGATCGTCGACCGTCGTGTGGCTGTTTCCGGTGGCGTGTCCACGGCCACGTGGATCGGCCAATCGTGGACTGGCATGTTGGCGGCGAAGATATTGCAGCCGGACGCGAATCAGGATTACCTGACCGTCTCCGGCAAGCTGCCTGACATCCTCAAAAGCCTCTTGAAGCGCATCGGTTTGGATTCGGTTTTCACCGTCGATTCCTCCGATGCTTCCACTCTGTCGAATTGGATGTTCCAGAATCCACGCTACGTGGACGCCTACACAGGATTCCGCAATCTGCTCGCATCCTGCGGCAAACGCCTCGACTTCCAAGCCAAGGATAATCACATCCTGCTTGGCATCACGCCGGTCGGCATCATCACCAACACGATCGACTCCGACTTGGTGGATTTCAAGGCCGAGACCAACCGTCGCGCGGTGAATCATCTCATCGGTCTTGGCTCGCAGGAGCTCAAGAACCGTCTGGTGGTCAATTATTTCGCCGACGCGACCGGCGTGGTGAGTCAGACACAGACGCTCGTAGGCGCTGACGAAGTATGCGCCACATACGACTATTCCAACGCGGATTTGTCCACGCTGCAATCCGAGACGAAGAAGCATCTGCAGGAATTGCAGACCGGTGGTTCGGTCGAGGTGTCGTTGTCCGATGAGGTCGGCGACGGTCTGCGCGTGGATGACAAGATTGTTGCGGCGGATCATGCTTCCGGCGTCAACGTCACCGCCGTGGTGACGAAGCGGATCGTGAAAATCGATTCCGGGATTTTGGCTTCGACTTTCGAGGTCGGACTGCCGGTGCAGTCGGCGAACGCGAACTATTCCGGTTCTTCCTCTTCGTCTTCGGGTTCGACTGGTGGTGGCGTGTCTTTGACGGCTGGCCGTGGCCTGTCGATTTCAGGCGGCACGATCAACGCGGAGGTCGCTTCCGAGGATTTGGATGCCGTCAGGCAGGTCGCCGAGGCGGCGAACAGGACGGCTTCCGGTTTCGCGGCGCAGATCGGCAAGGCGAATCAGACCGCCGAGGATGCGAAGAACGTCGCCGATGCGGCCAAGAGTGTGGCCGACAGTGCGAAGTCGGGCATGATGACCGATGACGAGCGGTCGAAGCTCGCTTCGGTTGAACGGGGTGCGAACGCCTACACGCTGCCGAAGGCGTCCACGGACGTGTTGGGCGGCGTGAGGGTGGACGGTTCCACGATCGTGAGCGTGGATGGTGTCATCAGCGCGCATGTCGGCGGCGGCGCTTCCGGGAGGGTCGTGTTTCCGGTCGGCTATGTGGTGATGAACACGACCGGCGTTGACCCTTCCGTTGATTTCGGTGGCACGTGGAGGCAGTTGCCTTCGCTTGGTTGTTTTACGTTTGAAAGGATAGGCTAGTGAAATCTGACGGTTACTCGAAGTACGTGTGCGACAAGTGCGGCAAGACCGCTTATGTCGCCGCTGGTGACACTGAGGCGCGGGAATGGTTCACCGTGCGCCGCTATTCGGCTGGCAAGGCGACCCGCATCGCGGATGATGTGACGCCTGACATCTATGAATTGTGTTCCAAATGCAATACGTCTTTCATGACGTTCATGCAGCAGGATGACGCTTCGTTTGAAGCATGGTTGAAGGAGGTCGGACAGTGACCATCGAACTGGTTGACGGCAAGGCCGGAGTTGCGCACATCTCAAGTGAGGACAAGGCGATCATCCATCAGGCCAAGTTTTCTAAGTCTGATGTGGTGTTCGACTGGGGTGACGCGTTCAAGTGCACGATGGGCAGTGCGAACAAGGCCACCATCGGTACTGGTTGCGCGTCGATACAAGGCTTGGACTGGCATATCACGGCGGCGGAATCGGTGACGATCTCCAACGGGTCGCAGGGCATGAAACGCAATGACATCATTTGCGCGCATTACCATCGTGATTTCTCGACCGGCGTGGAAAAGGTGGAGTTGGTCGTGTTGAAGGGCACGCCGAACGCGACGGCTGCCGTTGACCCGACCATTCCGTCAGGGAAGATATTGTCCGGCGCGGTTGACGCATACATGCCGTTGTGGCGTATTCCATTGAATGGCATCACGGTCGGCACGCCGGTACGCCTGTTCACACCGAGGGGGGGCTTGTGGGATTCCGTAATCCTTGAACGGCAGCCTTTCCCGTTTTTTGGCGATACCCTGCGATTGCGAAAACGCAATGGGCTTGTGATTGCGACAGTCAGCGCAAGTCCAATATCCACATTGAAGAATCTTTACAATGTGACCGCTAATGAGACCATTGCGAATGGATTCAGGCCATCATCAGTTGACGCAATCATGACTTCAGTCAGTCATGGTGGTGACGTTGCGGCAGGG